AATTTCATCTGCGTTCATGCTGGACTTGGGAGACCCAGCGGTGGTCAGCCTTAAACAGAAAGGAAAAAGACTAACGGCAGTATGGAAGACTATTAAAGTCCCGCTAAACCCACCCACGATTGCGCGTAACACGTTTAGTAACGCAATACTCATACACCTATCAGGCGTACCGTTTTATCGCGTTCTTCCGCGCATGATCGAAGCTACGCGAGAAATAGTCTCCTACAACAACGGCGATTTTGCCAACGCTAAACACTACCAAGAGATGCTTGCGCGAGGTGTAAAGCAATCCTCGTTTACAGATCAAGAGCTAATCACCATGCAGGATGACATGCTCGACTTTTTAAAGTCTGTAGATGCAAAAGACCTAGGATTGTTCGGCTGGTTGAAGCTCAACACATGGCAGCGGTTAGCACAGAAAGCCAGCAACATCTATCAAGGCATTGAGGTGGTGGGTAAAACAGCCATTGCTATTGATGTAATGGATAGACAGGGCGGCAGTGCAGACGATGCCTTTTTGAGAGCGCAGGAATATCTGTTCGATTACGGTGATGTCCCTGATGTAGTCAGAGGGTTAAGGCAAAATCCGTTGGGTATTCCATTCCTGACATTCCAGTACAAAGTGTTGCCTGTATTAGCAAAGACTGCGCTGCGTAATCCGATGCGGTTTGCTCCTTATGTCGCACTCTCATATGCGCTACCAGCATTGTTTATGAGTGCATTTGACATAGACGATGATGAGTATGATGAGATTAAGGCATCCATGCCCGATTACATCAGAGGTAATCCGGGCCTGATACCGTTGCCAGCTAGAGATGCCGAGGGCAGGTTACAGTTCTTGGATACATCCTACTTATATCCTTGGGGGTCATTCACTAATCTTATTAACGGAGCGTTTGTTAGCGGCAAGAAAGCCGTTGGTGCAGCATCTCCGCTAGAGCAAGGGGTGGGAATAAAAGATGTTGCAACCACGCTGGGGATGTTTGGCGGCCCCGGCTGGTCATTGTACGATATTCTCCTAAACAGAGACTCTTTCACAGATAGGCCCATCGTTAATCCGACTGATCCACTGTATATCAAGGAAGCTATTGAAAGACCTTTTTATAACAGAGGTAAGATAACCGATGCGATGTTCTGGGCAGCGAATCAATACTTGTTGCCGGGGTTTTTAAACACAGAGTACGGCGCGGTTTCTAAAATCAACACCGCCCTGAAGGGTGACAGTAAACCAAATGGAGTTGCACCAGATACCTTAATGCAATCCATTTTCCGAATGATTGGTTTAAACGCGATTACCCTTGACCCCGATCAAATACGTTTGTCGTTGCAGTATTTGGATCAAGAAAAAAGTGATATTACGAGCGGCATCAACAGGATACGGCGAGACCAAACCCTATCGAATGCAGAAAAGCGCAGGCGGCTTAACGCTCATTATGAAACGCTAGAACGCTACAGGATTCAAAGAAAGGCGATTATCGAAGCGGCAGCTACAACGAAGCAGGTAACTGCACGGCTCAGACGTAAGGATAAGCAAGAGTAATGTGGCGGATCGTTACAATATAGGACATATATTATGAGTTTAGTCGGACAATTAATTGGCCCAGTGACAGGCTTGTTAGATAAGTTCATCGAGGACAAGGATCAAAAGAATGCTTTGGCCCATGAGATCGCCACTATGTCTGAGCGTCACGCCCAAGAAGCTCTCAAGGGCCAGCTTGAAATCAACAAGATGGAAGCAGCACACAAGAGCTTGTTTGTGGCTGGGTGGCGACCTGCTATTGGTTGGATCTGTGCGCTGGGTCTGCTCTACAACACTATCATCGCCAACATAATCAGCATCTGGGTAGATGTGCCAGAAGTAGATACAACGCTTCTAGTGCCGGT